AATGTATTTTTCAAATCTACCATCTTTACCTAAGTTAACTTTGTATTCACCATTATCATATCTAACTACATCACCAACAAACTTTTTCTTACTCTTAGGGTCTATGTATTGAACTCTTGCATCGTAGAACTTTGGATTTATTCTTTCGTTTACTGATTCACCGAATTGTTTGGTAATCATTTTAAACATTTTGTTATTAGGTCTACCAGCTATTGCTGCTACAAATGTCATTCTATCTTTTAGATTTCCTTTTTTTACAAAGTTAAAAAGTTTCTTTGCATCAATTTTATGTTTTTGAATAAAATCATCAACTGCAACACCACGAGTACCAGTGAATCCAGCAATACCCATAGCTAATTTACTAGCTGATTCATCAATACCTTTTACTTTCCTTTTAACTATCATTGTGATGCCACCTAAATCCTTTGCCCACTTTTGAGCATCTTTCTTATCTTTGTAAGCAGCGGTTGTTACTGGCTTCACTCCTTTTTTTGGTGAGTACAATACAATATATGCTTCATCTATTGATTCGTTCTTTTTCTTCCCCTTTTTACCTTTAGCTTTATATCCACTAGCGAATGCTGCTTTCCTTTGAGCGTTTGATGCGAATCCTTCTTCTACTTCTTCTTCATCATCATAACTTCTAAAGTTCCTATCCATATTTTCTGATGTTTTTTCTTCTGAATCTAAATAGTGATATGCAGCTGATACATAATCTCTAGCTAAAATTAATTTCTTTTGCCACCAATTAGGAAAATCAACTTCACCATCCATATCATCATACTTATCTAACATATCAGTTAGCTTTTTACCATACTCCATTATTTCTAATGTAGTTGATTTCAACATATTTGGTTCATCATCCTGATGTCCTACATCAGTATCTTCATCGATTCCTTTTGGGTATTTTGTTTTTTTAGCGAGTTGTAGAAGTTTTTTAACATCAGCTGGTTTGTTTCTATTGAACTTATCAGCGTTCTTCTTATCTTTGAATATAGCAGAAACCAGTTTGCTTCCATCACGAATCATAATGATAATACCCTTTTTACCGAAATATCTTTCTGTTTCTACCTTAGCCATATTACACTCCGATTTTGGAAAACTTTTCCATATCACCTAATGCTTTTAGTGCTCTCTTTCGTGCACTTTCGAATTCTCTAGCATATCTGTTACCTGCTCCACCCTTTTGTAATCTTGATGTTTGAGTAAATATATTTTGTATTGCCTTTACATTAGGATTCTTTTTCATCTTAGGTGCAGCTTCATTTGTAGTAGTACCTTCGTAAATAGATTTAAGATATTTGATAAACTCTTTATCATTTTTCATTTTCTTAAAATCGTTATCTGCAAAAACATTCTTTACGAAATCTCTAACATCTTTGGAATCTTGTCTAATTTGGTCTATTGTTCCGAACATACCTTCTTTAATTCTGGTAGTGATATTTCCTGAATTATCTCTTGTAGCTACAGCCACTTGCTCTTCTTCCAATTTAGAATCTCCACATCCTCCTTCAGTTACTCCACCACATCCACATCCACAATCTCCTTTGGATTCTTTTAAACCTAATCTTTCTTTCATTTCATCTTCAGTAACTTCACCAATTTTGTAATATCTTGAAAGTACGTTACCCATATCTTCATATAATCCAGCCATTCGTTGGTCAAGTGATTTAGCTTCGTTAGCAACTTTATCGAATTGTTTACCTAACTTATCTAATTCAGACATATTTCTTTTTATAGTATGCTTATCAAACCAATCATCAGATTCTCTTAGTGCAAGTTCTCTAGCAGCTTCTGTAATACCACCCAAAGTTTCTGCTACTTTAATAATATCTGATTTTCTACCCATTTGTTCTTGGTAGGTATTGTATGTAGAAATGATTTCTAAGAAGTGTTTTTTAACTTCATTAGATAATCCTCTTTCTTCTGATTCATTAAGTATATCTATTAATTTCATTTTTATCTCCTATCGATTAAATCTTTTAATTTTGTTGATGATTCGTTTGTATCATCAATAATTCCTTGCAATTTAGCTGCTAATTTTTTACTTCCATTCATTTTCAAATCATATGCTATAGCATCTAATGCAGCAACACCATCCCAACCAGATTCACCAGTTGCAGAGTGTGCTAAATCATCAGTACCTTCAGCAGAATCATAGAATGTAGAAGAATATACACTTGTTTTTTGCCACTTTTCATATTCAGGTGACATTATATCTGGCATCTTAGGGTCTTTTCTTGGGTCATTCGCCCATTCTGGTTTATCTTCTAATACTGCTATTAGTTTTCTTGCTTCAGAATGAAAGTTTGCATCAGTTAGAGCTTCAACAGCTGCTTTACTCATTCTACTTTCGTATTCTTCTTTACCTAACTTCTGTGGAGTAATTCCTAAACTTTGTGCTTTCTTACGAACAACTTTGTTTACTTGAGGATTACCAGGTCTACTATTAGCAGAATCTTTTGGTTCATCCTTTTTAGGTTCATCTTTCTTCGGTTTATCAAAGATATTTACTTTAGGTTTATCTTTTTCACCGGCAGAAGAATCACCTCCCTTCGCTGCCTTATCTGAGGTTGGAATATATTTACCACTATCATCTTTTTTGAATGTAGGAGCATCTTCATCATCTTCCTTACCTTTTTCTTTAAATCTACCAAAACCGATAGATACATATTTGTCATCTTCGGCTTCGTTTAACCATTGCGGTTCTAAGTCTATTAATCCACCTAATTTTATCATGTCAGTTCCGTAATTATTTCTCTTATTAAATTATGTGCTTTACAATAATCTCCACAAACCTCATTAACCTTCATTTGTTTAGATTCGTTTACTGGAGTCATAAATGCACCATGCGTAGATGGGTTGGATACAAAATCCCAACCTATTAGTTCGAAATCTTCTCCTACTTCAACCCCACCACCTCTTCTTTGTGATACAGAGCCCATACCTCTTGATGAGATACCTAATAGAATACCAGCTTTCAATAATTCTTTTAGTATATTACCTGATGGTGTTGGGAGTATTTCTACTGTTCCCATTAAGTCATTGCCATCCCAATGTATTTCTCTTATGTTATGTGAAACGTTTTTTAAATTTATTACAGAAGATTCAGGATGGTCTAACTCACCCAATGCTCTTCTCTCCTTAATAAGAGTTTCGTATTTCTTAGCTTCTCTCATTAAGATTTGCTTAGGATATACTCTCTCATTTTGGTTTGGAGCTTCAGCACGTTGTAAAACACCCTTAACGATAGTTCTACCACTAGCATCTTCATTAATCTTACCTTCGAATAATTGTGTTTCTATTAATAAATTTTTCATGCTCCCCAACTTCTACGTTTTTTAAATAATTCAAAAAATATAGCTGAAACCTCTTGTCTTATGATTCTACGAATTTCCAATTCATCAGACGTGGAAATTTCTTCTTTGTATATCCCTAACTTTTCGTTATGGATTTCCTCCTTAACAATTTGCTTCAACTCCTTTAATGTCATTTTTTAACCTTCTTTTTTCTCGCCTTTGCCCTTCCAAGCAGTATCGATTTTGTTAAAAAATGCTTTTTTCTCTTCATCAGACATTTGAGGAATGGATTTACCACTCTTCTTTAATGCTTTTGCGAAAAACTTTTGATATTCTGATTCTTCTTTCAAAACATCTGTTATGATTTCTTTTAATCTTTCTTTTGTTATTTTCATTGGTCTAACTCCTTTATACTATTTGCTATGTTAACTAATCTTTCCTTCACATTATAAATATGACGATTTGTTCTTTTCCAATATTTATCTCTACTCAGTTCATTCATAGAACGAATCTTATTGTACCATCTAAAAAACATTTCGACTTCAGCTAATTGATACTTTAGTTCTTTTAACCCTAAAGCCAATTTTTGATTTGGAGTTCGACTTTCATCATTTTTTAATTCCAGCCATCTATTTACTGGTCTTTTAACCTTCTTACCCTCACCAACAATTGTCATTCCAAATTGGGTAGCTATTTTTTTTCGTTTTTTCTCGTTACTTTTCTTACCACCTGTGAAAGCATTTGGTGTTTGGTAACCATCAATGTTACCAGTCACATTTACTTCATCCAATTCAGTTTCAATCTCTTTGATAAGTTCTTGAATATATCTTCTAAGATTCTTTGACATTTTTTATTTCTTGAATCAGTTCATAAGCTATCATCATAGCGGTAACCTGGTTATCCGATACAACTCTACCAATTTTTGCTTTTTTCAAAACATTGATAGTTTCTTTAAGTTTTATTTTAGTTACTTTATCTTTTATTGTTTTATGAGCTGATACTAAGTTTGTAATTACTTCTTTTAGTTGTTGAGTATAGTATTCTTTAAATTTGGAAGTATTACTTACATTATTGATGTATTCTCTCAATAATGATTTTTGAGATTCATTTAATTTAGTATGTTTTTTATTGAAAGTTTCTAACAAAACTCCATAAGTTAAGAATCTATCTTCTTTACTTTGTTTTTTGAATTCTGCTAATGCTTTTGCTTCTACGATTTTTGCTTTGTTTTTAACATCTTTACCAATTAAGTTTTCTACAATTGTATATTTACAATTAAAAACTTCTTTTATATCATAGTTTTCTTGATTCTGAGATTCGAATATTTTATATATGGATGCCATCACCTTATAGTTTGTGATAGGTGAGGATAAAAATTGATTAATATCAAATGATTCCTGAATTTTCTTTATCAGATTATATTTTTCTTTAGTAAGTTTTTTTACATCTATTCTTTTTCTGGCTTCTAATATAGTATCAATAAATTTTTCAGCTCTATTTTCAGCTTTGTACTTCTCTTGACTTAGTAATTGATATAATCTCAATTCTTTACCAATTTCAGTATTTTGATTGAAGTGTTCGCTTAGTATTCCTTTAGCTTTTTCATTCTTATCACCATTCAATACCTCAAGCGTTATTTGTCTAATTAGAAGCTCAAATAATACACCTGTATTTTTAAACTTGCTATGTTTTATTTTTTTCATACTATTAATTCCAATTTTGATAGAATACTAAATCTCACATATAAATATAAAAATATTTACTTAAAGTAAAATTTACTCGTCTATAATGTTATTTTCATCCAACATATCCGTTTCATGTAAAAATTTCTTTTTAGCCGAAACTCCATTTATTACGGACTTAACTCTAAGTTTAGCTTTTTGTGATTCTTTCTTTAAAGCTGCTTTTCTTTCTTCATCACCAAGAGGGTCTCTTCCAAAAGGATTTTTATCCTTTTTATAAGTTCCACCTTCACGAGGTCTACCTCCTTTATCTTTGAGTTCATTTTTTAGTTGTTCCAATGATTCTTCTACATCTTCTGCTTCTTCTTCAACCGCAGGGTCACTACCCTCATCTTCAATAGAACGGAATCTGTATCTATCTTTTAAATCATTTAACAAAGTACTTCTTTCTTTTTGACTTTCATCTGTTGAAAGTTTAAAGATATTATCATAAACCCATTCTTTCGATAACATATTTAATCCTTGTATGTCTTGAGCTAATCTAATTTTCTCACTCCACAAGTTTACTTTCTCTTGTTCGTAAATTGTAGATGGGTTTACTAATTGTAATTCAAAGTTAGTTAACCTATCATCACTTATCCCCTGTGAGTATAAATGAACAATTGCAATTTTGGATAATTCTGAAACAACTATTCTTTGTATTCTTTCGATTGTTCTTGCGAACCTAACATCTTCAGCTGCTAATGTTGCTTTACCATTAACATTCTCATCATATCCTAAATATGCTTTTGGTATTTTAAGTGCAGCAAATAATTTGTTCTTTAGGTAATCGATATCATCAATTGATGAGTATTCTAATCCACTAAGATTATCTATTTGTGTTCCACTATCACCACCCCTAACTGGTAGATAAAAATCTTCTGTTAGGTTTTGCATATTATATTTTAAGTTGTAATCACCATTTTTATCAGCGAAAGGAACTTTTTTCATTTTATTGATAATTCTTTGCATATAGTTATCCACTTCGTTTGGTGGAATATTACCAATATCAATTTTAAAAACCCTTTTTTCAGGTGCTCTCATTATTCTATGAATTAACATAGCATCTTCCATAAGAGATAATTGTTTCCACAATCTTCTACCATTTTCAATCATAGCTTTACCATATGGTAACCAATTAGTATCTGCTAATAATCTAAAATGTGCTATTTCATAGTTTTCATAATCAACCTTACCCATAGTATCATCTTCTACATGAAATTTTACATAATTTGGGTTTGTTTCATCTGTACCTTCTAATCTTTCAGTATTGTAAACAGAATATGGGGTTACATTTACGATACCCTTTCCTTCTGCCATTTCTAAACCTAAGAAGAAATCTCCATACTTACATAAGTTTCTTACCCAAGGCCAAAGATTGAATTCTATGTTTATTACATCATAGAATAAGTTATTTAATATAGCTCTTACTTCTTCATCTGATGAACGAATTGTTAAGATATCACCATACTCATTTTTAAGAGTTGATTCATCAGCGTATATATCTAATGCGGATGCTAATATTGGGTCATTATCCATCGCATCGTAATCTCTAAATATTTCTCTACGAACTTGTTGGTAAGCCATTGATTGTGCTTTACCAGATTGTTCATAAAATGATTTTTGTAATTTTGTATATCTATCTCTAAGTGCGGATAGATTTGTTTGTTGTTTTTCATCCGAGTCAACTACTTTGCGCTTACCATCTTTATCAACAGTCACAATTGCTTGTGATGAAAATAGTTTAGTTAACCTACCGAAAAATGAAGTATCTGCCATTGTTTGTTTCTTTTAAATTATAACCTTTATTTTACCAAGCTCTACAACTCCAATACCTAGCCTTATGTCTTGGACCTGGATTATCACAATTGTGTCTTGCTCTAAATGCTTTTCTTCTAGATGGTATATCTTTCTGAATCTGCATTGTTTTTTCACCTTTTTTCTTAGCTGATGTACCACCATGTCCAAAGTTTACTTTAACCACATTACCTTTTGGGTTTTTTACATAAACTTTAAATTTTTTAGTATCTCCTCTCGTTGGTTTACCTAACTTAACTTTTCTACCCTGATATTCTGCTTCGTTTACATCAGGTTTGTAAGTTTTTAGATATTCCACTAATTCTCTAATATCACTCTCATTAACAACATCATATTCTTCTACCTCTTCGGCTTCATTTCTAATGATGTTTATGTGATTGCTATACAATGCTTTCGTTATTTCGCTCATAATTGATATCTCCTTAATTAACTCCTATACTCTATAAATATATACTTTTTCATATTATCGAATTAACCAGGTCAAATCTTCATCTTCACCATTAATCTTTTGTGACCAAGGGTTGTGGTCGGGTTGATTTCCACCATATACAGCCGTTCCATGTGTTGCTTGTCCTATACCACCTAAAGCTTGTTTGGTTAAATCTATCCCCTCTTGTCTTAATCGTAGTGCAGTATCCCTTACCCACAATCCAATTGAGAATGCCATAACTAAATCATCATTGTAACCCTTCATTGCTTCAGCACGATTTCCGTTCCATATAAATGTAAATAATTCATCTACTAATCTAGCAGAACGAACTGTTACTGATTTTTCTCTAAAGTAATCATCTAACTTAGAAATAATAAGTGGTCTTGTTTTAGATGTTGTACTAAATCCAGCTACCATTCCTCTTTCTTCTGCTCTATATTTGTTATGCAATTGATGTTCTACATCTACATACTTTAAATCTTTACTCATATAAAATAGATTCTTATAATCTCTATCTATTACTTGTTGGATTACTGCCCAACCAATATTAGCGTTTTCAACTACAAGTAAAGCGTTATTATATTCGGTTGCCAATGCTACTAAAAAGTTTCCAAAATCTTTTGTATCTAATTTACCTTTATATTCTGCTACCTGTTCAGCTAACTCTACATCCATAACGTGACATGCTGAATAATCTCCCCCATCTCCCCTAGCGACATCCGCTACTATCATAT